AGTATATCCAGGAGTCAGATGGTAAGCTAACTATTAACAATCAACAAAATGTTAATCCTTTGTTGAAAAGAAATAAAGAGCTTTACAATCATGATGATGGATATTTGTCTAAAGCTAGAGAAATGAAAAGAGTAGCTAGTGTACCACCATTAGTGCTACAGATCTGGGCAAAAGAATATAATGGTACAAACAACTGGTTTGCATTACCAAAAGAAATACAAAGAAAAATAATGAGAACTAAACTTAATAGTAATGAGTTTAGATATTTTAGAACAGCAGAAGGCAGTTTATAATGGCATTATCAACATACACAGAATTAAAAGCATCTATAGCAAACTTCTTAAATAGATCAGATCTTACAGATGAGATACAAGATGATTTTATTAAATTAACAGAAGCTGACTTCAATGCTAAATTAAGAATTAGACAAATGGAACAGATTGATACTATCACAATAGATAGTGAAACAGAATCTGTACCAACAGGATTTATTTCTGTAAGATCATTTTATATATTACAATCTTCAGTAAAATATCCATTAGAATATATTACACCACACAATTTATTTGAAATAAAAGGTGGTTCTCGTTCTGGTAGACCTAGAGCATATACAATAGAAAGTGATAATGGAGCAGAAACTTTTAGATTTGGTCCATCACCTGATACTGCGTATACAGGTTATTTATCATACTATAAGGCTATACCAACATTAAGTAGTACAAATACATCAAACTATATATTAGCAACTCACCCTGCTATATATTTATATGGATCTTTATATCATGCAGCTAACTTTCTTGGTGGAATAGATCAAACACAATTATCACAATGGTTACAAATGTATTCTACTGCATTAGAAAGATGTGAGAATAACGATAGACAAGATACATATGGAGGTGCACCTGTTACACAAAGAACAGATGTACAAACAGATTTATCATTTTATAGAGGTAGATAATGCAAGTACCATTTGGAGAATGGCTTCCTGATCAACCTGAACATTTAAAACAGGGAGCTAACGTAGCAACAAACGTATATCATACTATTAATAGTTACAAAAGATTTCCATCTTTGGTTAGCTATAGTTCCAATACTATGAATCAAGATTCTAGAGGAGCTGGTAGTTTTAGAGATAATACAAATACAGTTTTTAATTTTACTGCAAATAACAAAACTATTTTTAAATTAGAAAATGGAGCTTTCACAGAGATAGGAGCACAGAATAAATTAACTACTAGCTCTTTTGCTTCTTTTACAATTACAGTAACTGACTCAGCTAACATTTCTCCAGGAGCTACTATTACATTTAAGGATAATGCTGGTAACTCTACAACAATGACAGCTACAGCAACAAATCCAACTTCTAATGCAAATGAATTTAGTATAGCATCAGACAATGCATCTACAGCAGATAACATAGCTGTTGGAGCTGGTGGTGTTCTTGGTATTAATGGTTTATCTGGATTTTCAGCACCAAATCCATCAGGCAATGTAGTTACAGTAACAAGAGCAGTAGCTGGTGGAGATAATTTAACTGTAACTTCTTCTGATCCTACAAGATTAGCAGTAACAAACTTTACTGGTGGAACACCTTTAAGTGGAACTGATACAGATTACATTACATTTACACAGTTTGGAAACTATGTAATTGCAAGTAATGGAGTAGATCCAGCTCAATATTATGAGATGGGAACATCTACAAAATTTAAAAATTTAAGCACTATTGCTACAGCAGGAACTACACCAGTATTTAGAGTATCAGGTGTTGTCCGAGACTTTTTAGTTACAGGTAATCAACCTAGTAATAAAAATAGAATACAATGGTCAGGTATCAATGATCTTGCTACATGGTCAGGTAAACAAGCAGACTTTCAGGATCTATCAGGATCAGGTGGTCAAATAGTTGCCATTACGTCAGGTGAGATTGGATATGTATTCAGACAAAACCAAATAATTCGTATGGACTATGTTGGTGGAACAGTTGTATTTAGACTATCTGTAATATCCCCAAATAGAGGAGCTGTATATGGTAGAACAGTATGTCAAGATAATAGAAATGTATTCTTTTATTCTGATGATGGATTCTATCAATTAGCAGGTGATTCTATAACACCAATAGGTGCAGAAAAAATTAATAGATTTTTTGACTTAAATCTTAATAAAGCATACACAGATAGAATATGTGCAGCAGTAGATCCATTTAATCAACTTGCAATATGGTTGTACCCAAGCGTTAATAATACTTCAAACACAACTGGTATTTGTGATAGAATATTAATATACAACTATGCAACTAAAAAATGGTCATTAGGTATTACAAATGCTAGTACAATTTTTTCACAGTTTGTAGGTGCATATACAGTAGAATTAATGGATATTATATCTCAAAATCTAGAAAATATTAATGCAGCTCTAGATACAGACTTTTGGAGTGGTGGTCAGTTATTCTTAGGAGCTATAGATAATAATTTTAAAGCAGCTATTTTTTCAGGAAATAATAATGAATGTGAAATAGAAACTTCTGAACTAGAACCTTTTCCTGGACAAAGAGCCAACATAACAGGTGTAAGACCAATAGTAGATGCAGTATCTACACTTACAGTAAAAACAAAAGAAAGAACAGCAGATACAGAAACAGCTTCATCATCAGTTACACAAAATGCAAGTGGTATGAATCCTGTTCGTAAATCTGGAAGATATATAAGAGCAAACGTAAAAGTTGCATCAGGAACTACATTTACACATGCACAAGGTGTAGATTTTGTTGCAACAAAGGCAGGTAATAGATGAGTGAGAAAACAAATATAGATAACGTAAGATATTCATTTGAAACACAAGAGTTTTTTCAAAGACAACTTGAAGAAGCTGTGAATAGATTAATTAATAAAAACAATACAGAAAGCGATAAAGCTTTTGCTTGGTTTATGCATTAAGGAGAAATATGGCAGGGATAAAAGATTATAGTACAACAGCAGCAAATAATACATCTGTAGGAGGTATTAGTATTGCTGAAGGTATGTTACCTTCAAATATTAATGATGCTTTTAGAGCTGTAGCAGCTGATACAAGAGAATGGTATAATGATGCCCAATGGGTAATCTATGGTGATGGAGATGGTGCACATACTTTTGCATATGCAAGTGGCACATCATTTACAGTAGCAGGAGTAGATGTTACAGGATTTTATCATGCAGGAAGAAGAATAAAAGCTGTAGGATCATCTACAGGAACAATCTTTGGAACAATTGCAAGTTCATCATTTTCTACAAACACAACAGTAAATGTTACTTTTGATTCAGGATCATTATCAAATGAAACTCTTGTAATCTATGTAGCGATACTATCTAAAACAAATAACTCTATACCAACAGATGTTATAGCTACTGCTAACATACAAGATTCTGCAATCAATAATGCAAAAATATCTAGCAGTGCAGCTATTGATGCAACCAAAATACATGATGGTACAATATCTAATACAGAGTTTGGTCATCTTAATAATGTATCATCTAATATTCAAACACAATTAGACAGCAAACTAACTGGAACAGGTGGAGCTGTATCTACTGTTGTAAGTTCAAACTTAACAGCTGATAGAGCAGTTATATCTAATGGTTCAGGTAAAATTGCTGTAAGTGATGTTACAAGTACTGAAATAGGATATTTAGATGGTGTTTCTTCAGCAATACAAACACAACTTGATGGTAAACAAGCAACTCTTACTGGATCAGGTTCAACTATTGCAAGTTCAAGTCTTACAGCAAACAGAGCTGTAATATCTAATGGATCACAAAAGATTGCAGTATCAGATGTAACTAGCACAGAACTTGGACATCTTGATGGAGTATCATCAAATGTACAAACACAATTAGATGCAAAAGCTAGTACAACATATGTAAATGATGCTGTTGCAGGACTTAGAACAAGAATTATAGCTGAAGTTGCTACTACAGCAAATGTAGATTTATCAGCAGATTTACAAAATGGTGATACTATTGATGGAGTTACACTTGCTACTGGAGACAGAGTATTAGTAAAAGATCAATCAACTGGATCACAGAATGGATTATATACAGTTGTAGCTAGTGGAACAGCTTCTAGAGATACACAGTTTGATACTATATCTGAATTATCAGGACAAATGATTGTTGTTAATCAAGGATCTACAAATGATAATAAAATATTTTTATGTACAACTAACAACACAGCTAGTCTTGGATCTGACACTATAACATTTTCACAGGTTACACCACAAAATGCAGGAACTGTTACATCAATTGTTGCTGGAACAGGATTAACTGGTGGTACTATTACTTCATCAGGAACTATAGCTGTAGACGTTGGAACATCAGCTAGTAAAATAGTACAATTAGATGGCTCTGCTAAGTTACCAGCAGTAGATGGTAGTCAATTAACAAACTTAAACGCAGCAAGTGCAGGTTTTGCAGTTGCAATGGCAATAGCATTATAGTAAAGGAGATATATGGCACAAGATTTTGAAAGATCTTTAAATAGAAACATATCAAACAGTTCAGGTTCTGCTACAACTATAAGAGCACAAGCAGATAGTGATGATGCAATCATAGGTATTAGATGTGCAAATTCATCTACATCAGCAGTAAAAGTTACTGTATATGTAGAAAATTCATCAACTATTTACTATTTAATTAAGGATGCACCTATTAGTGCTGGTGGATCTTTAGAGTTGATAGATGGTGCTTCAAAGGTAGTTTTACAAAATGGAGATGCTGTAAAAGCATTTGCAGATACAGCAAGTGCTGTTGATATTATTGTTTCAGCAGTAGATACAATTAGTTCATAGGAGATATATGGCTTATATAGGAAATACACCAGGTGAGAATTTTATTAGCTTTAGTAAACAAGTATTTACAATAGTTAATTCTCAAACTGCATATTCACTTGATCATAAAGTTACAGACGAAAATGAGCTTCGTCTTGTAATAAATAATGTAGTTCAAGAACCAGGTACTGGTAAAGCATATACTGCATCTGGGAATACACTTACACTAGCATCTGCACTTACAAATGGTACAGATGAAATGTATTGTATATTCTTAGGTAAAGCTAGAGAAACATCTACTGTTCCAGATAGCTTTATAACTAAAAATAAACTAAATTTAATATCAACAAGTTCAAGTGCTGGACTAGAAGTCAAAGGTGATGGAAGTTCACAAGATGGATATCTACAGTTAAATTGTAGTCAAAATAGTCATGGAGTAAAAATTAAGTCACCTCCACATAGTGCAGGACAGTCATATACTTTAACATTACCATCATCTATTTCAGCAGATACATTTTTGAAAACAGATGGTTCTGGCAACCTTAGCTTTGCTTCTGCTGGTGGAACTAACACTCCAGCTTTTCATGTTGTAAGATCAAGTGGTCAATCTATATCAACTAACACAAATACTAAAGTTCAATTTAATTCAGAAGTTTTTGATACAGATAATTGTTATGATAACTCTACTAATTATAGATTTACACCTGGAGTTTCTGGAAAATATTTTTTATATGCTGGTGTTAGACCAAATGAAAATGATGATTTTAATGAATCACAAGTTTATATTAGAAAAAATAATAGTGATATTGTATTAGCATCAAAAAGAAATACTTATTCGGATACTGTTCATGCTTATACAACTATTGCTTCAGATACAGACGATTATTTTGAAGTTTTTTATTACCATCAAAAAGGTTCATCATTAAATTTAAGTGGAGATGCTAATTCATATACATATTTTGGTGGATATAAAATTATAGAATAGGATAAATTATGGCAAGTTTGAAATATAAAATTGAAACATTTTTAGGTACTGAAGTAAATTTTATGAGAGATGTTATTCTTCAAAATGATGGAGATGGAGATTATATTAAAGAATGGAATCTTGACTCACCACAACCAACTGAATCAGAATTGAATGCTGTAGAAGATGATGCAGATAAGTTAGAAAGAAACAATATTGTAATTACAAAAAGAAAACGTCTATATGGTTCTTGGGATAAACAATTAGAGGAAATAAATGAACAAGGTATTGATTCTTGGAAAGCAAGAATAGCAAAAATTAAAGCAGAAAATCCAAAGGAGTCTTAACATGGCTCTACTCTTTGCTAAAAACAATTCTCTTTCAGCAGTTACAGCTTTACCAG